TATTCAGAGGCCAAGTTAATGATTACGCAGCTAATCTAACAACTGGGGACTTTTACCTTAACGCTAACAAAGCCGACCAAACACAAGGACTTGTTCAAAATTGGCTTGAAATGATTATATTACACGAGGCAACAAGTGCAACTACGGATACTAATATATATAATTACCTAAAAGGAAAGTGGGCTTTATAATTGGCATTAACCCTTAATTTTCCAGAAAAAATAGGGGGGCATCCAAAACAAGAAGCAGTATGGCAAAGTAATGCTAGGTTTATAGATATTATGGCTGGGCGCCGTGGGGGCAAGGACTGGATAGGCACAAGGAAAGCTATACAGTATATATATCGAGATTTAGCCGACGGAAAAGGCATCCCAGACGATAAAGTAAATTTTAAACGGAATGTGCCCAAGCTTGAGTACTGGTTTTTAGCACCTACATACACCATTATTAAAGAGGTAATGCAGCATATTTTCTTGTTCTTGCCAGAAGAGTTGATTCAAGATGACAAATCACGTTCAAACCCGCCTAAGCTATGGTTAAAGCCAAATATTTTAATCCATTTTAAATCAGGGGATAACCCGCAATCGTTAGTTGGTTCAGGCTTAAACGGATGTTACATCACAGAAACCGCACGATTAAAAAAAGCGGTATGGAATGACAACCTAAGACCCACGTTATCAGATAAGCAGGGCTGGGGAATAATGACGACCACTCCGTTGCCTAACTGGTATATGGAAGACATACGACCGTTGTCTCAGCAATCCGAAAAAAAGGATAGTGAATGGGAAGGCCACTTCTGGACAACAGCCGAAAACACAACCAACCCAGAGCTAATAAAAGAGGTTGAAACAGCCAGAAGAACGATGCCCGAAAGGTACTTTAAGCGCAACTATTTAGCGTGCGCCGATGCATTCCAAGGCCAGATCATAGATAACTACGATAGCAGTATTCATATAGATAAAATTCAATATAAAAAAGATGTATATAAATATATATTTTGTGGTGTGGATTGGGGGTATACCCATAACGGCTGTATATGTGTGATTGGGATAACAAAAGATGACGATATCCATGTACTTGAAGAAATAGCTAAACCAAGAGTACCAGTTGTTAGTCAAGACCCTACGGCAGAAACATGGGTTAAATTAGCCAAGGGAATTTTAAACAAATACCCCGTTGAAATGTTTTATTTAGCGCCAGATGAGCCAGAACACATAGACCAGTTCAAAAGATCGGGCGTGTATCCATGTAGGGCCGCAGATAATGCCGTTTCCGCAGGCATTCAGTATTTATGCACGTTCTTTAATGTGGACGAAAACAAGCATACAAGAATCAAGATCAATAATACTTGTGTAAATCTTATACGTGAATTACCTAAATATCGGTGGAAGGAAACAAAAGACGAAATACAGCAAGAAGAACCCATAAAAGAAGAGGATGACAGCATAGACGCTTTACGATACGCAGCTTTTTCGTCCCGTAAGTATTTGAGGGGTACTTTTTAAAAAAATATAGTGTAAAATATAAGTAGTAGATAATTGGGAAGTTATCTACACACAAGGGCAAGGGAAAAAAATAGGGTGAATATATTCAACTTTTTTAGAAAAAAGACACAAAAGGGCATGTCTCAGTTTGATGCGTTCGACAAGCCTACAATAATTAATGGTACGCCAGTATTGGCCAGTCCAGAACAATATCTAAACGCTTATAACACAATTAACTACATATCGACGATGGCAGGTATTTTATCATCAGATATTGCATCACTAGAATATTTTTTGCTTAATAAAAAAGGGGAAATAGTTAATAATCTAGAATTTGAGCAGCTTATTGAGCAGCCAAACGATAATTTGACGGGCTTTGAGTTACGACAAATATCAATGCTGCATTTTTTGCTTGAAGGCAACTTTTTTTGGTTGCCAGAACAAGGCGATGCACTCGCTTTAATGAACAACAAGCCTAGCAGAATAAGCGTACTTAACCCGTCAGAAATTGATATTGTCTCTAATGGAACCATAATTAAGGCTAAAGATATATCCAGCTACAACACAATAAGCCACTATCAAGCAACAGGAACTCTCTTACAGACCCTAAACAATAGAATGTTAAATAAAGATTCTATTATACATATAAAAGGCAGCAGCCCTTACAATGCTATACGAGGAATGGGCAAAATTCAGGCCAACGCACCTATGCTAGAGATCGATATGTACCAAAACATTTTTAATAAAGCATTTTTTAGGCAAGGAGCAATGTCAAACCTTGCAGCAATGCAAAAAGAAGACCTTGGACCACAGCAATACGAAATGTGGAAGAAAGCTATAGATATTCAATATCAAGGGCTATCTAATATGCATAAAATTATTAAATTACCGCCTAACACAGACGTAAAACCGCTTAATTTATCGCATAAAGATATGGATTTTTTAAGCCAAAAAGAAATGACCCGTCAGGATGTGGCTAATATTTTTGAGTTGCCACCCGTTATTTCAGGCGATTTAAACAAAGTACAAGGATACAGCAGCACGCAACAAATGAAGCGCTACTTCAAAAACACATTACCTAAGTATTCTAAACAGCTTGCTTATGCTTATCAGAACATTTTGAATAGGTTTGATAAAAGCCTAACCTTTAAATTTAAGTATCCAGTGGCTATCGATAGAAACGAAGAGTCAGAGGTTGGTCAAAGATTGTTTGATCGTGGGGCAATATCTCAAAACGAATACAGAGAAATGCTTGGGCTGCCAACTGTTGAAGATCAAGAGGCTAACAATAGATACATAAAAACTGATTATATTAATGTAGAAACACTAGACGAGCTTAACGCAAGTAATTTAATACAGACAACAGAAAAAGAGTTTAAAAAAACGTATATATCTAAAGCGTTAGAGAATTTCAACCAAGATAATTTTATACGCTTTTCTAAAAGAACCAGAGAAAAAATCGCAAATAAAATAGCTAAAGACATAGCCTCATTTTATAAAAAACAAGAAAGTAGAGTCCAAACAGGATTAAAAAAAGCAGCGAACATAAAAGACCTTTATAATGTCAGCGTTGAAACAAAAGAGCTAGAAAAAACAGCTAAAAAGATGTTCACATCTGCATTAAGCATATCTTATAACGAGTTAAACGAATACTTTGATATAGAATTTGATGCTACTACAAAAAACCCCGTATTCAATAAACAAGTGGCTACCCTAACAGATAAGATAGTTGAACAGATAACGCCTAGCCGTAAGGAAGAATTAGAGCGATTACTTAATGTAATGGTAGACGAGGGGTTAAGTCTTAGCGAATTATCCAGCCAGATAGAAGATTTATACGGCACATTAGACAGTACCAGCGGAAGCAGAGCAATGAGAATAGCCAGAACAGAGGCAAGCAAGACATGGGATACAGCAACCATTCAATCGTACAAAGAGTTAGACGTAAAAGTAGTTGATGTTGTTGGGTGTGACGATGAAGTACCGGACTGCAACAAGAAGAACGTACCTATTGAGGAAGCGTCTCAATTAACATTTCACCCTAATCACACAGGGACAATTGTACCAAGGAGTTAAAATGGAATTAAAACAAAAAGCGATATCGTACCTTAAAAGCAAGAATATAGAACTTGATTCAACGCACGCAACCATCCAAACTATCAATAAAATATGCCCATCTTGTATTGATGGGGACGATAAATTATACGTAAAAGGCTATATAACCACATTCGAAAATATGGACTTAGAGGGTGACGTGGTAGACAAAGAAGCTTTTAACGAAACATTAGAAGCAAATAAAGTTGTACCGCTATTAAGAAATCACATGAATTCAACAGTAGACCAGATGGGAGCTTTTACTAAGTTTACTATAGACGATAAAGGGGTGTTAGCAGAGGGATATATAAGCAACACACCCGAAACCCAGCACGAACGCCAATTGATTAAGGATGGCGCACTAAATAGCTTTTCAATGGGTGGTTTATGCAAATATGAGAAAAACATAATTAAAGATGTCATATTGTTAGAGGCGTCGATCGTGCCTATCCCTGCAAACGATCAAGCTAAATTTAAGGTCAAAACAATACAAGAGAAATCTAAGGAAGTACCGCTAGAGGAAACCAAAGAGAGTATTACAACACGTATAAAAAGGCTTAAAAAATTAATTAAGGAGTAAATAAAATGAACGAATTTGTAACAGAATTATTATCTAAAAATGTTTGTGTAGATGAAATTATTTCAAAATGTGCTGAAAAGTTTTCAGACTTGAGCGACAATGAGATAGTGAAGGGAATTGAAACCGCAAAAAGAGCATTTGAAATAAAAAAGTCTTTAGAAAAAAGTGCCCAAGAAAAAAGAGCTTCCGACGCTTTAAATGAAAGAGTTGAAAAAGCTATCGAGGCAAAACTAAAAGAAATCAAGGTTCCCTCACTGCTTGAAAAATCAGCTTCACAAGTTGAAGTATCAGAGCCAGCAGGGGCATGGCGTGCAGATGTTGCTAAAGCTTTCAGACTAAAGAAAAAACAAAGCGAAGGCACATTCACACAAAAAGATGCAAGCGAAATGGCTGAACTTTGCCAAAAAGCTGAAAACGTAAGAAAATCTGCAAACGGATTAACCCCAGATATTGCTTTAGAAGGTGGCAACCCTATCCGAATAGAATTTGATCAAGAGGTTGATAAATTAGTTTATACTAACAGCCAGCTACTTGATGCTGTTCAAATAAGACAGGGAACACAAAAAACCCAGATCAATGGACTAACTAACACCGATTTTACTTTTAGAGCGGATACCCGTTCAGACTATGCAGAACAACGACCAGACACACTAGCAGAAGTTGTTGAATATAAAACAGCAGGCCAGTTGATTTTCATTGCTAACACAATGTTTGAAGATGTAGACTATAACCTAGTTTCAGAATTAACCGAATTAGCAGCAGACGCAAAAATCAGACTTCTTGAGCCATTAATTGCTTCAGGCGATAGTTCAAGTGCATTCTTGGGTATCAATTTTAGTGCAGGCGTTACAGCATTAGACTGCATTAATATTTCAGGTGGTTCAGGAACAGGAAACGGCGATATTGTAGACAATGATTTAAGCAACATGTATGCCGCAGCTGCTAGCCAAGGGCGTAACCAAGGCGTGTTTATTCTTGATACAAGAGAATGGCTAAGAATCAAAAACGAGAAAGACAGCCAAGGTATGCCAATTAATGCTGTATCTATGGTTAATGGTCAGATGATTCATAACGCTACAGGCCGTCCAATTATTTCTTCTGATTTAATGTCTAGAACAAATAACGCTTTAGTTGCTAACACTGGTGGCACCGACGTTACTGTTCTGTTTGGCTCTCTACCTAATTTTAGAATTTACCAAAAAGGGCAACTAGAAATTGCTACTAGCGCTGATTATGCTTTCGCAAGTGCTGAAACTGCTATGCGTGTTCAAATACATTACAAGCAGGCAATGCCTAGCCAATCAAGCAGTAAGTTCGTAACACTACAAGGGGTAAAAAATAACCCATTAAGCTAGTTTTAGAGATTTATTAGTTTAGAATGAAAGTAGCCCCTTCATCTTTCCCCTTTTTTGTGATGGGGGGGCTACCGTAACAAGGGAGGTATAAAAAATGAGTGAAAAAAATGGAATATTAAGAGTAGGGTTTTATAAAGATGGATACCAGCTTAAAGCAGGCGATTCAATTAAAGTAACAAAAGAATTACTAGACAAAGGCTATTTTGTTAAGGGCACTAAATTGCCAGAAAAACCAAAAAGAAAAACAAAAAAAACAGAAGAATAAAAGGGCATTAAAATGGATTACTGTACTATCGATGAATTAAAAAGAAAATTAAAACGACCAACAGGAGCGGACGTATATAACGATACCTATCTAGGCGAAGCGATCACACGTTCAAGCAGAATAATTGACACATTAACAAGCACTTTTTTTTATGAAAAAACAATATCCAATTTGATAATTGATAGATACAGTATTATAGATAATATAGCCATTTTAAATAACACAATTATACTAAACGCACCTTTGACAGATACAGTGCCAATAGTAATTGTTGAAGACGAAAAAGCACTAACAGAGAACACAGACTTTTATGCATATAAAACAGCAGGCACAATTGAAAAAAGTCATAGTTGGTCAACAAACAGAAAATCAATAGACCTTACATGTTCTATAGGCTACACAACACCGCCAACAGATATAGTGACGGCAACTTTAGAAATCGCACAAATACTTACAGGGCTAGGCGTTCAAGTGGTACAGGGCGACGATGGGGACATAGAGGGCTTTATATCAACTAAGATACCTTCAATTGTCAAAAAAACCTTAAATAGATATAGGTGGGTTACAATTTGAATCTAGAATTACAAAACATGGAAAAGACAGTCAATGAACTTCTTGATATAAATTCAGGTATCAAACGAGAATACCCTAAAGTTATTAAGCAAACCGCAATCTTTGCATTCAAAGAAATCAAAACAGACTACCCCAAAAAAAGTGGGTTTGCCAGACAATCGTTTCAGCTCGCAGGGCTAACACCTACCAGTTATGAAGTCGCATCAAAAGCACCTCAAGTAAATGTATTAGAAAACGGAGCAAGAGCGCACACTGTAAGGCCAAAAAAAAGGAAATACTTAACAATCCCTATTAAAGATAGCGTAAAAACTAAATCAGGAATCAAGCAATCAGCCTTAAATAAACTTTTTAAAGAATTAAAAAAACCTAAGGGAAGAAAAAAGTATGAAATATTTAAGGATGTAGGGATTGTATTATCTAAAAAAGCCAATATCCCAGCCAGAAGAGCAAAAAAGCCTTTAGCTAAAATTTTTGTACCCAAGATAGATAAAGAAATGATAAAAAATACTAACGAAATGCTTACAAAATTGGGGTTTAGATAATGGGAGTTTACACAAGCATTATTACAGAATTTAAAAATAGAATTGATACAGCTATGCAATCAGGTAACTTACTTGATGACGTGGTCAATTTTCAGATAGGCAACAAATTACAAAACGACGGCACAAATTCTTTCCCTAAATTAGTATTAAATGCTAGCAGCTCATTTATTAGCGAAACATTTGAAGCGTGTTCAGCCAACAAAAAGGAAGCTGATGTTGGATTGGTTCTTACGGTTCTATGTAGAACTACAGGGACAGGATCAGACAACTTTTATTTTGATGGTACTAATGGAATTTTACCTTTAATTGAAAGAGTTTTAGACGTGATCAGCAGTAAAACGGATGGCAGCCTAGATCCCAGATTATTACAATACGGAAGAAAATCTAGCGTTATATCAGTGGGCAGCATCAGCACCTATCAAGACGATATAGTCTATTGCGATATCAATTTAACCTTAAATATAAAAGATTTTGTAATAAACAACAGGAGGGAAGAATGAAAATAAAATGTATTACAAATAAAAGAACTGTAACCGTTGAGGGCAAACGCTACAGTTTTAGCTATGGTGACATAAAAGAATTGCCCGATTCTGCAATGAAGTTAGCAGAAACCCCATTTTTTGAGGCCGTGAAAGAAGAAATAAAAGAAGAAACAAAAATTATAAAGGAGAATGAATTATGACATGTAATGTAGCGCAAGGGTGGAGTTCTTATATTGGATTTGGAACGCAGACAGTAGACCAATTTACAGCAGCAGACCCAACAATATTTCAGGAGTTTAATGCCGACGAATCATTGCAGGAGGTGGAGCCAGACAAGGGAGCCGTAGCAGGTGGCATTAGATATTCACAAAGCAAAACTAGCGTCAAGCGTGGCAAGAAATCGGTAGAAGGTTCAAGCGGAACAGGCTTTTTATATCCTAACGACTATTATTTTGCGAAGATATACGCTGCAATCCTTGGGAACAATCAAACAGTATCAGGCGATGCCACAACAGGCTATACCCATACATTCAACGAGCCAACAACTAAAGCTCAGTTTCCACAATACGGCCAAACTATTGAGGTATTACGTGGCGCAGAGGCTACAGTAGGCGTAGCTAACGAAAACCTTTTTAAATATATTGGATGCTTTGCCAACACTGTAACCCTAACATTGCCCGAAAATGATAACGTATCACTTGCTGCGGAGTGGATAGGGATTAAAGAAGAGTACAACGCAACGCCCAATGTTACGCCAACATTCTCAGAAGTGCCTCAAATTGAATCATGGCAAGCAGTTATTAAAATTGGAAACACACTAGGAACAGCTACACAAATTAAATATTCAGATGCCACTTTTTCTATTACAAAAAACGTTGTGTTAACTCCCGACGGTTCTAGCCAGTACCCAGACTGTGCAGTTTTCGACAAACCAGACTACACCATACAGCTAAACCAAATAACAACAGATTTAATAGCTAGCGGACTTTATGGGGCGTGGAAGAACAATACAGACCAAGCCATGATTATTGAATTGACCAGCGATTCATTGGCTGGAACATCCTCAGGAAACTATAAAGTAACTATAAACATTCCTAGAGTTACATTGTTAGGAGATACGCCAAATGTTAGCGGCACACAGCAATTCATGACTCCAGTACGTTTCCAAGCATTAGAAGATGCAACAGAAGGTTATACAGTACAAATTCAAGTAGTGGATGCAGTAGCAGGAACCTACGACGTTTAAAAAAAGTAGCGACAAAGTAGCGACAAATGAATTTTTTATTTAGGTTAATGGCTATAAGTGTATTGTTTTGGGTTAGCGTGTACTTGCTTAATATTGTATTGCACGACCCGAAGCAATCCCTATATATAAACATTTTATTTTATGGGCTTATATTTATGCTTAGGTTCTTGTATTTTCTTTGGAAATTATCAGGCGCCAATACCGAGCTTTTTTGGGAATACAACGAAGCTAAAAAATCAAAACTAAAAAATGTATCGTTACAGAAAAAAAAATAATTAAATGGCAGATAAAATAACACGGGTTTTAATACAGGGAAAAGAGACGGTATCCAAAGCTTCTAAAAAGGCAGGCGTTAGTTTAAAAAGCTTAGCTAAAACGGCCTTAAGCTCTAAATTAAGTATTGCAGCACTTGGAGCAGCAGCGCTATTTGCTGTTAAGGATTTTGCAGAGTTCGAGAAATTGATGGTTAATGTTGGCAACCTTACCAACGCCAGCCGCGAAGAAGTAAAACGCATGTCCAAAGAGGTTATAGCACTATCTAAAACAACCCCAATTGCTGCGAATGATCTAGCGCTTGCTTTATTCGATGTTCAAAGTGCTGGTGTAGATGCTGCTGATAGTATTAAATTTTTAGGTGTAGCGTCCAAGCTTGCCGTTGGTGGTGTAACGGATGTAAAAACGGCCGTTGATGGGCTTACGTCAATAATGAACGCCTATTCAATGACTGCTGCCGACGCTGAAAAGATATCAGATAAGCTGTTTATGGCTCAAGTTCAGGGCAAGACAACAGTAGAGGAATTATCAACCGCCATAGGGCGAGTAGCGCCCGTTGCTAATGCCGCTGGAATATCATTAGATGAGTTGTTATCAAGTATTGCTAGTTTAACGGCACAAGGAATAAATACCAATGAGGCAGTAACAGGGTTAAAAGCTGCTATATCTGCTATCACAGCGCCGTCGGAGCAAGCGCAGAAGGCTGCCGAGGATTACGGCATAGAATTAAGCCAAACAGCCCTAGAGGCAAAAGGGCTAGAAGGGGTTTTAAGAAGTGTAACAGAAGCTACAAAAGGCGATGTGGGTGCACTTAAAGAACTTTTAGGTTCTCAGGAAGCCGTTAACGCTGTCATTGCCTTAGCTAAAGACGATTTTAACAAGCTTAACGACAGTATTAATAAAGTAGCAAATTCAACAAAGGCAGCAGCCAAAGCAAACGAAGAGCAACTTAATACTTTAAGTAGTCAATGGGCAATTTTTAAAAACAACGTAATGGCGGGCTCAAAAGCATTAGGAGGCGCTCTTTCTGTAATTATTAAACCACTTCTTGAAATAGCAAATGGATTTTCAGCAATTATAAGCAAAACAAAAGAGTGGATAAAAAGTTTTAATGATTTAGGAACTCAAAGCGTTGAAGAGTTAAACCAAGAATTAGAAAGGCTGATGTCTAATCAAAATTTATTGAGGGTTACTCAACAAGCATCCAATCAAGAACGTATAGAACAAATACAAGCAGAGCTTGACGCAAGAAGAGAAGCAGCAGAAGAAGAAGCGGCATTATTACAAGAGCAAGCAGCCAAAGAAGCAGAAGCAAGAGCAGCTAAAGCAGAAGCCGAAGCAGAAGAAATTGAACGAAAAAAAGAACAGGCGTTAGAACTTAAAGAGTTTATGGACGAACTTAAAATGATGGACGATGAGCAGGAAGCCGAGCGTCTTTTAATTTTAGCCGAAAACGAAAGCATTTCATTAGAAGAAAGGCTTAAGGCCATTGAAAACTTTTATAAAAACAAGGCAAAAAGTAGAAATAAAGATTTAACTTTAGAGCAGATAGCAACTAAAGAAATAATTAAAAGTAGCTCCGAAATGACGGACATATTATCAGGAAATCAAGGCAACATAGCGAAGGCAACGCTAGACTTTGCAAAAAATACGGCGAATAAAACTATAGATATAAAAGTGGCTGAGGAAGTAGCAAAAGCGACAGCAGCAGGGGGGATGAGCTTTGGAGCAACCCTTGCACTTATTGCTCCCATAATAGCAGCAGGAGCAGCAGGTAAAGCAGCCGTAAACGCCATATTTCACCAAGGGGGCGTTGTTGGTCAGGATAACGGAACGGCCACAGGTTCTAGCGCAAGTATGGGTGGAATAAAAGCAGATGAGGTTGTAGCTAAGCTTCAAACTGGCGAAGAAGTTTTGAGTAGGGCGGAACGGTCAGAATTAATTGAATTGATGCGAGATATCAAAGAAGGCGGTATTGGTGGTGGAAATCTGCCCATGATTAACGTTATGATTGAGTTAGATGGGGATGTTTTGGGGGAAAAGATTATAGATATCCAAGATCAGGTAAAAAAGGGGATAGTATAGATGCCAAATAGTCCAGGCGATAACATATTTAGACCTAAATTTTTATATAAAAATAAAATTAAGGCAACAGAATTATATTCTAGTTCAGCCACAGACTCGGGCGACCCAGCAGGCGTAAACATTCCAATGAATGCAATTGAAGCCAATAAACTAGTAGACAGAAACCCAGACGTATATTCAAGGTATACACAAAAAAGTGGCGCAGAAGTAAACTGGATACCATCGACACCACAAAAAATTAGTAGAATTATTTTACAAAACAAAAACCAAAATACAGGCGTTGCGCTTGGAGCTGAAAGAATATTATTTAGCTATAGAGATACGTTGGGCGTTGAAAGTATTTTTATAGATATAGCTTTAAACGCAGTAAGCACAGGCGTTGAGCCATTTAGGAGCTATATTTTTGAGTTTCCAGAAATCGAAATATCAGAATTAAGATTAATTCAAGGGTTCGACCCTACCTATAACCCAATAGGAACGCCATATCAACTAGGACAATTTATTGCCACAAACGAAATTATGGAGTTTTCAAGCAACATGGGGCATGTTATTAAAGATAAGCCACGGTTAATACAAAGATTATTAAAGCTAAGCGATGGCTCGACTAGTAAGACTTTTATTAGAAAAATATTTAACTATGATATGAAAGTTCTTAATGTTAGAGATGACGACCTCAATAATATAAATGAGGTTGAGCGTATCAATAGAACTGATAGCTTTATATTTATACCTAACGGCATTGAATTTCAGAGAAATCCATATTCAGCAGGGAATCCAACAATAATCACAAACCTTAACGAATGGTGGGACGGTAGGGCAGGACATTATAATTTTAAACGATTTGAACTTGAAGCGTTTACAGCCGATTATCGCTTAAATGGGAAATCAGGCCGGCTAGACATAGAGCAAGCAGCAGGCGTTAGATAATGAGTAATATTAAAGAATTGATCACACGGGGTTCTAATTCAATATTTAGGCGTGTATCAATCAAACGCCTTCAACTTAACAATCAATATGAACCAGATTGGGGCGATATCACAAGCTATGTTATCAAGTTCGGTACAATCAGAAGCTCATATAATGATATTACCTTTTTAGGCAACACAAACGTGACAGGAGCAACCTTAAAACTTGATAATTCTAGAGGTCAATTCAATGACGAAAACACAATCACAAGTTTATTTAATGGGTTCAAAACAAGATACCGCACCAAGTTTAAAATTGAGGTAGGCTATATTGATGACGATCAAAACGAAGTGGAAGGGCTTGTTTTTTATGGGATACTTTACGGCGACCCAACGACAAACGACAACGGCACAATTAATATTAAACTAAGCAGTTTACTTAAAGTTTTTTCTAATTATGCAGCCGAGGGGATAGCTACAGGCGCAGGAACAACAGAGGAATTAGTGGATAGATTAGTTAAAAAGACACAGGGTGGAGTAAGAATATTTGATAATTTCTTTGAGGGGGCGACAGATGCCGACAAGTACAAAATTAATCCTAGAGGCATAACAGGTTTACTTAATATAAATAACCCAGAAATTGAAGATGATGCCAGCGTGTTTGATAAATTAAAAGATTATTCTTTGATTGATAATTTTTATTTTGGCGTTGATAATTTAGGGGCGTTTGTTTGGGATGAAAAAGTAGAAAAGAATGTTATAAGCTGGTATTTCAACGGCTCAGGTTTAAATGATAATGACTATGGAGTAAATATAGTATCCGTTCCTAAGCTCATTCAAGGCTTAAACAATACGTGGGGAAGGGTTGCTATTGAATATGGCAATGGTACGGCTGTAAGTGCTGCTTCTTGGACACCCAATGACGGCAGCCCTCAAGATTTGTACGGTGAAAGAACTTTTAACTATACGCTCAAAGAATTATCTGTAAGCGAAGCCAGCGACATGGCCTTAAAAATAAGACAGATATACCAAAACCCTAAACGAGAATACACGATTAACACGACGTTTATTCCACATTTAGATTTGAACGACTGGGTTAAAATTAATTATCTAGGCGAACCAACAGCAGGGGAGCAGATCATTATAGGTGAGTTTGTAATTGGTGATACGTCTATTCCTATAGGTGGTACACAGGGCAGTATTAATATTAGGAATCAAGACGCAAAAATTATTGGTATAACGCTTAATTTAGATAATTTGACAAGCCAGTTTGTGTTGAGAGAATTTTAGAATAAGGAGGAAAAAATGACTACAATATTAAACCAAAGCGAATATGACAACGGTCAGGTACTTACAGATGTAAAACTGCAAACCATTAATGAGCAGCTTTTTGGTGACTTTTTGCCCAACGATGCAGCAGAACCGCATGTAAATACCGACGGGCAGCAAGATATAGGAACTCAGACTAACCGTTGGCGTCATGGTAATTTTAGCGATGAAGTGCGAACAGGCGATAATCCGACTATTGGAGGTGGGGCGTTTTTAGCTGGCTCCGACGGGGTGAATAAAGGGTTTACTTGTTCGAATTTTACTGGTACAAGTCATAGGTTTTTTCGTGATTCAGATGTAGGCTACGTATCACGAGGGGTGTCAACTCGACAAAGCCCAGCATTTACTGGTCAGGGTATGGATACCGCAGGAAGAATATCACATGGGGTTAATAACGCTGCACCTTCATTTATCGAAGGCTACAATCTTA